GTACTGTGCCGCCGTAGGTGTCGATGGTGATGGGGCAGGAAAATGTTTTACCTGCGCTGGTGATGGTTTGTGTTGTGCCGCCGGAGAAAGTTTGTATGCCAGCGCCGGTTATTGAAATGCCAGAGCCAAGCGTTAGATTCCCATACCAAGTGTTGGTACCATTTAAAGTAATTGTTAAAGCGGTAGTACGCGCAGAGGCATCAAAGTTAGCAATTGCCGGAATTACGCCATCTACAAATATTGTTGATCCAGCGCCCGCGTTAGTAAACGTGGCTGTGTCTTGCGGGAGTGGAAAGTTGTCTGTGGATGGCGTACCTGAGGCTGTTGTTGCCCAGCCGTTTAAATACCAGTTCTGCGTGCCCGCCAAATTCCAATACACCGTCTTAGGCGCATCAAACGTGATGCCCCTGCACTCACCGCGATTGCCGATGCGTGTTCCGCTTATGGGGGCTGCTGTGCCACGGACGTACAGGCCACGGAAATCTGCGTCTGTCAGGCTTGGGGCAGAGTTGACCACCAAATCAACAGAGATGCCGTAGGTGGTTGATGCAAAGAATACGCGCCTGTTACCTGCTGTGCCTGTGGTGGACAGTGTGCCGTTGATGGTTTGTTGGGAGTCGACGGAAAGGACGGCTACACCAGCAGATGCTGGCCCGGTAACGGCAAGGTTGTTGAACCTGTTTGCGCCGACGATAAACCGAGTGCCTGCTGCTGTAGATGAAAATAAAAAATTCCAAAACGTCAACCCGGCCTGCCCAACTGAAATAGTCGCGCTCGTGCCAGAACAAACAAATTGCGATGTTCCGGCGTTAAAAGTTAGATTAGTAAATATCGAGCATTCAACTGCATTGCCGTTGGCAGTACAAGTAATGGTTGAATTATTTAAGTTTATTACTCTGGCGGTGCTTGATGCAAAATTTATAGCCGTGCAAGTAACAGCATAATTTCCAACGGATGATGTATCAAACGTGCCAGCAGAAATTATTAAAGCAGCGCTACTTGTTGTTGTTAATGCGCTTCCAAGCGTCCACCCGCCACCAATTCCATTAAATCTTATTTGCGCGGAAAATGTTACGCCATTAGTTGTTATTGTGCGCCCTGTTGTAGTGGAGCTAAATGTAATAGTTCCCGAGGAACTCCACACCGTTCCCGCCAGCAGCAACATGGAGCCGCGAATTTCAAGCGTAGGAGATGTACCCGTAGCAAACGTAACCGTACCTGCTGACACCGTAATGTCCAGACAGGCCAATGCGCCCGTCATGGTGACGGTGTATGTTCCCGCTTGGTCAAAGAAGACGTTGTCCGCTACGGTCGGGACAGACGCACCACTACCCCCGCCGGAGGTAGCAGACCAGTTTGTAGTGCTGCTTGTGTTCCAAGTACCCGCACCACCAACCCAATAGCGATCACTCAAGGTTATTCTCCTTGTACTTCAGTGCGCCTGTACTATGCGTATCGAGTTTCATGTGGCAAGGGCGGCAAACGGTCCGACCATTATCTACCGCATAACGCAAATCTGCAAAAGCGCACCAAGGCTTAATGTGATCAGCCTCTAGATAAACGCCACGAACCCCGCAGCACTGGCAAGTCCAGTTATCACGAGTAAATACTGCCGCCCTCCAGTCTCGGTATGCGTAGCCTTTCATTTCGCGCTTGCGTTGCTCTCTTGCGCCACCTTGCCACAATGGGTGCTCTGGGCCGTACCGCGCATTTTTGCGGTTTACTTCCCGCATTTTTGCACGAGTTTCTTCAGAGTGACCGCGTTTTTCAGGGGGGACTATATCGGGATGCCCTTTTTGGAACAGGCCTTTATATTCCATGCCCGCACGCATGCAAAGTTTTGAGCAAAACTTTTTCCTCCCAACTTGGTTGGGTTCAATACGCATGTCTTTACTGCAATGTTTGCAGTTGATATGCACGCCCTCGGTTTTGTTCCAAGGGACCAACCCCTTCTGGAACCGAGTGGAAGTGTTGCTCATTTTTACTCCTCAGTTGGAGGAGTTTCTTCAACAACTTCTGCTGGTGGGGCGGTTACGATGGCGATCCAGTTGTCCACGCGCTGTGTCTTCATAGCATCAATTTGCTCATCAGTCATGCCGTGGTCGTCAGGCAGGTGCAAGGCGTCCCGGAAGACGCCGTGCGGTGTGTCAAATTCAAAGTCGATCTTGACCACGGGAAATCCTTACACAGCTACCAATTGGTCTTCTTCAAACCAGCGTTGTGTGACGTTGCCGTCAGCATCAGTCCACTCGACCATGTAGAAGAAGTTGCCGTCTTCGTCCATGCGCAAAGCCATGACCGGCCCTTGTGGTACGACTGCGATCAGTTTGACTGTTTCGCCTTTTGCAAATTTTGTTGCCATGATTAAACTCCTGATTAAGTCGCTGTTAAGCTGAATGTGTAAGTTACGTTCAAGGTATCGCCTGACACCACCGAGCGATCGCCGGGAGACTGAAAGTCAGAAGCCGAGAACAAGATACCAGTAGTGCCGCTTTTAGTGCTGTTGCTGACCAAAAACGCACCAGCAATTGTTGAAGTGGCATTGATGCTAAATGAAGCCGGAGAAGCTGAGTTGGTTTGTACAGATGGGTTGGCTGTGGTGGCTGTACCAAATGTAGCTGCTGGGCGAGTTGCGTTGCTGTAACCAACGTTCTCTGTCCAACCACCGTGCGAAGACATAGTGTCACCGGCAGCAATCGTAGTGCCAGAACCCGGACCGTCAATCAGACCGATAAACCAAGCGGCTGTGTACGCAGAGCCTTTGAAATACTGCGCGTTCATATCTTGCAAACCAACGTTCACCACCAAGTTGTGGGAGCTTTCTTCCCACTTTAGCTTGCCGTCTTTGTCAAAACATTGAAGCGTGTAAACACCGCCAGCGCCAACGCCTTCGGTTACAGGTTTTGCAGTTGCCAAGGCTGCGGCTACGATGTCTGTAGAGCGGGCAGTTTCATTGAACATGATATTTCCTTAATTTGAAGAGCGAATTAACGCGGTTGTTGCCGTATTAGATGGCATGGTTACGAGGAAAGAGCTGGATGTTTTGTCTGAGCCAAAGTCCAACACCGCCACCGATCTGTTTGCCTTGGTAACATTGTAGATCAAAGCGCACCGCGCTGTCACTGCCGCACCAAAAGCTGCATTGTTAAAGTTCACGTATGCGGTGTAGCCATCAGAATTAATGGTCACGCCAGTCAACGCAATCCCACCTGCCACATAGCCACCGCCCGTCACCTCATTGGTAACGCTGTAAACCGTTGTGGCCTCGTTTAAATCTGCGCTAGCTGTGTACAGAGCGATATTGAACGTGTCTGTCGTAAAGTCATGCACGGCCTGATACAGCTCCTTTTTGAAGCTGGTGGTTTGCGTTTGGACAATAGAACTCATGAAACTTGAACCCTAACCTGACCGTCGCGGTAAGCATCCATACGCTGTTTGCCATCACCCAAGTTCTTGAGCAGAGCAATCGCCTGCACATAGCGATCTTGATACAACTTAACCATGTCTGCCTCACCCTTCATGTAGGTGACTGCTTCGCACATCGTTCCATACAACAATGCAGAGTCAAAGTTATCACCCAACCAAGTCTGGCCAGCAGTCACAATGGATTCTGGGTAGTAGTAAAAATGCAACTCCACACCGTAGTTGGTATTTGGTGTAGGGCCAAGGATAAACGACAGCTCTTTGGAATCAGATGTTGACGGGCCAAAGATGGCGTAATGCTTTGGAAGACCTGTTGCAGATGCGCTGGGATATGCTTCACGGATGAAGTTCACATCTTTGTTTAACAAATAAACATAGTCGCCGTTGGTGTCAATCACTGCCAAAGAATATGTAGACAGGAAGTCGCCGGGAGCAGACAAGTATTTATTGTTTGCCGACAAAGTACCCGTCATGTTTCTACGCAAATTAGCAATCTGAACAGTGTTGTAAATACGCTGCTCCGCCTGCCGAATAAACGTGTCCATATCCACCGTGGGAAACGTGTTCTCACAGTAATCTGAAACCAACGTGACGAGTTCGTTGTATGTCATGCCATCGGGCCTCTAGACATAGTGCCTTTAGTGGCCGCTCCAGTACCACGCATCTTGATACCAGAAGTTTTTGGTTCACCACCAGAAGATTTATTGATGTTGCCTACAGTCATATCAACTGTATCAGCACGGCTTCTGTTAGGACCAGAGCCAGGATTCTCTTTAGGAGCAACCTTCTCGCCCTTCATTGTGTGCGGAGGAGCGTAGACTTTGGCATTGCCAACTTCTTTACCCATCATCATTTTGCTGTATTTAGCCATATTAGCCTCGCTTTTGTGCTGCAATTTTAGCCAAATTACGGCCCATTGTTTTCATGTTGGCATTGGTTTTACCAACGGTACCATGTATGGGGCCATGTTGATTGGCCACTTTAGGACCGCTATTACCAAGGTTTTTACCCTCGGTCTTACCTTTTTTAGCAATGCCGTCTGCTGATCGTGTGTATGCCATGTTTAGCTCCTATGAAACTGTTACTGTACCAACAAATGTCGTTGCAACCAAGTAGTTTGGCGTAAGAGATACATCATAATCTCTAGCCCCACCAACCGGGTACCAA